TTGGCGAGCTTGCCGCGCGACACGCCAACGCCGCCGCCGACGAAGCCCTGAAGGCCATCATCGGGACCGAAGTCCAGCATGCCGTTCAGCATGAACGACAGGGCCGAAGCCGCACCACCGAAGCCGCTCTTGTCGAGGTCGACCTTGGCGCGCTTATAACCGGCTTCTGCTTCCAGACGGAAACCGCCGAAGTCGTAACCGATCACGGCATCGCCGTCCCAGCCCTTGTGGTAGTCCACGCCAGCAACGGTGTTGCTGACGGCACCAGCATTACCGGGGGTGAAGGTGATGTCCTGATCTTCGACGAGAACAACGCCGGAGTCGATACCGACATACCAGCTGTTGTCACGCGCCAAGGCCGGGGTGGCCAGGGCGCTGGTCGCAAGCACAGCCGCGAGGGCAAGCTTCCGCATCTGAATTCCCCTTTCAATAGTGTCACGAAGGACTGCTGAAACCATGTATCGGCTAGAAAGTTTCATGGCAAGTCCACAATTGGCAAAACTGTTGCAAAAATAACGCAGTTAACCTTGTTGCCTCCGCCCGGCAGGCTATTTTGAAGGGGCGTTTTCGTAAAAGCTGTCGGGTGTGCAAGTCACGAGCCGATCAGGCCATGTGTCCGCAGCGCAAATAAGATGGAGGCGATCGACGATCGCGCTTCCGTATCTACCGTCGCGCCGCCCGACGGATCACCGATGGCGGCCCCCTGCGCTCCGACGACGCGCAGCCCGCCGACATGCAACCCATCCTCCCGCACGGCTTCATCCTGCCAAGCGAACCCCTCATATTTCATGGCATGGCCCCGGTCGGCGACCGCAACGGCCAGACCCGCGCGGGGGACGGCAAAACGCCACCCTCCATCCGTCCAGCAAGCCAGCGACCCGTCCCGCCCTTGCCAATCTCCCGTCGCACCCGGCGCCACTATCCAGCAGGAGCCGATGGCGGGCGACGCAGGCGGCACGGCCGCATCCGCGCTCTCCACCGCTGCGTGCAACAGCATGTCGATGCGCGTGAGCGCTTCGTTATGGAAAATCTCCTTCTGCGCCTGTCCGGCAAAAAGCTGCGGCAACGCCCAGCGGGAAGTCGCGTCCATCGTCATGATTCGCCTATCCTTTTTCTTCCAGAGGAAATCCCGCCGTCACGCAGGGAGCAAGACGCGGGCGGGGCGGCCAAGCGCGTAGGAGCCGGCCTGCCGGATTTCGACCACCCACACCCCGGATCCGCCGCTGTCCGCAGCCAGCATCCCCGCATCATAAGTCCAAACTGGCTGGTCGATGATCACGCGCCGCACGATTTCGGTCCCCGCCAGTACCCGCAACTCATAAGCCTCGCGATCTTCGCTGATCGGAACATCCGCGCCGCTGACCCAGCGCCACCCGTTGCGGCTGCGGCGCGTCCAGCTGATCCTCCAGCCGCCCGCGCCGTCCGCATCCACCGCCACATGCACGGGCGCAGGCGGCATCACCGCCTCGCCGCTGATGGTCAGCACCGCTTCTGCCGGTTCGCTATCTCCGACGCCGATAGCGGCAACCCGCAGACCGCTTCCAATTTCCAGTCCGCTGCCCTGCCCCGTCAATGGATCGGCCAGCCGCTCCTCATCCAGCAACAGGAAAGGCTCACCCGCCGCGTGCGACGTCATGGCCCACTCCGTCCCGAACAGGCCGCGCCGCAGACCTTCCAGCCTGAAACTCGCCTCCCCCGTCTGCACCACCCGGCTGAACTGGAGCAGCTCGCGCCCGGCCAGACAAAGGTTGCGCCCCTGCGCCAGAGCCGCCTCATCAGCCCCACTCAATTCCATATCCGCAGCCAGCAAGGTGACGCGCAGGGCATGGACGTCATCGATCAACGTCACGCTCCCGGCCGCCAGCGGCGCATCGGCATGCCCCATGACCGCCCGCGGCGCGGTTCGTCCGATAGGCGCAGCCTCCCCGGTCGCGCTCATGCGGAACATCGCGGCGCTGCGCCACCCTTCCCCGCCGCTCGCGGCTGCAACGATCAGCGGCGCGCTCGCCGCCGCATCGCCCATGGACGGCAGATCAGCCAGCATCAGCGCGGTCACTCCGTGCGGGACATCCACCTCGCGCACGATCGCGCCGGACGAGGCGCCCGCCGGTATCCCGCCGCCCGCGCCCGGCACCCGGCGCAGGCTGAGCCGCACGGCCATCGCCTCCCATTCCCGCTCCTCGACCCGCCACAAGCCCGACGCGCCCTCAACCGTCACGACGTCGCCCGGCTCATGGCGCAGCGCATTCCAGCTGCAACGCAGGCTCATGACCGATCTTCCCGTCCAGAGACTCCCCATCTTCCGCGCCGCCATCGCCCGCGCCGCATCGCCCGACAGCGCGACAGGCAGGTCCATTCCCTGCTCGGTCCGTCCCGCGCCCGGCCTGCTCACGCGTTGCACGCCCGCCTGATAATCCCGCGCCGGATCATAATAACGGATCGACAGCGCCACCGGCACGGCATCGGCCGCGCCGCCCGACTGTTCGACGGCATCCACCGCCCGGCCGTTGACCGACCGGCAAAACATGGCCGAACCGACTTCCCCGCCGGCCACCGATGCAGCGTCCCGCCATCGCAAGCCATCCTCTCCCGCGACAAAGGCGAGATCATGGGCCTCCGCCAGCGGCGCCAGCGCCTCGCTTATGTTCGCGCCGCCAGCGGCCATCCCGTCGACGATCCCCGGCGCATCGCCCGTCAGCAAACCGCCGCTCAGGACCGCCGCCAGTTCGCCGACAACCACGCTCTCCTCATCCGCCTCCACTTCGAAGGTCAGCGAGGGAATGCGGTTGCCATAATCCGCCAGCGCCAGATCCTCGAACACGGCATAGGCAATGCCGCGATGCGCGGGCGTCAGATCAATCCCTTCGGCCGCCGCGATCAATGGATCGGCCGCCTGATCCTCCCCGCCCTCATGCAGCCGGAACGCCCCCAACTCCGTCTTCCAGTCCCCCGCGCTCCCCCGCAGCAAATTGCCGTCCGCCCAGATCCGCCGCACATTCCGGATCGACCGCGCCGACAGCGCCACCGCCAAGCTCGCCGAATAGCTGTAGGTGGTGACGCTCGGTCGCCCCTTGCCGCCGCCGCTCCTGTTCTTCGTCTCCTTGAGGTCCGTCGCCCAAATCACCGTCCCCGCCACGCGCAGGGTCCCGAACAGCTTGGGCAGTTGCGAACCATAGGTGGAGGTCTGCACCTGCATGTCGGTCAGCCGCCGCCCCTCCATCCCTTTGGGCTTGAAGAGCACCGCGTGATCGAAGGCATTGCCGATCAACCCGCCAATGGCACCGCCCAGCGGCCCGCCAATGGCTGTGCCAAGGGCGGTCAACACAATCGTCGCCATGAAATCTCCTATATTGCCCGCCAGTGCCCGATAACCGGCCAGGGCGACTCCCCCGGCATCTCCACCACGCGCCCCAGCCCCGCATGGGCATGCACATGCCCGCCCGGTACCCGGATCATCAGATGCAGTTGCAACGGCCCCGGCCGCACCAGCGTCACATCGCCCGGACGCGGCTCGTGCACCGCACGCAATCCGGCCGCCGCCAGCCAATCCCTTGCGCGCGCCTCATCGCCCGACCGCAGACCATAGCCCGATGGCGCCGCCCGCCCCAGAGCCAGCGCCGCCAGCCCCACGCAGTCCAGCCCTCGCCGGTCCCGCCCATGCAGCCGGAAGGGCACGCCCACCAGCGTCCGCGCCGCCGCGACGCTATCGTTCACGCCGCCCCCGGATAGCGGGTCAGCAGATCGGTCCCCGGCAGATAAGGTTCTCCGCGAAAATTGACGGCATTGCCAAACCGCCCTGTGCAGGTGGCAAGCTGCCGGTCGCACCCCTCCGTCAACAGGACCAGCGTTCCCGCCTCCACCGCAAAGGGCGGCGGATCGGCCAGCGTCACACCGTCCGCGCCATTATCGATCACCGCCTGCACGATCCCGCCATTGGCGCCGCCCAGCCAGCGCAACGTGCCGAAGGCATAGGCGCCCGGCTCCAACCCCGAAACGCCGACGACCACATCCTCGACCGCCCCTACAACCATCACCCGCCGCCGCCCCGCCAGATCGACCCGGCACTGCCGGTCCCCCAGCGCCGCCCGGCAATCCGGCGACGTCGAAGGCGCGACCGGCGCTTTCAGCGCCGCCATCGCCCCCACCAGTTCGGCGGTGAAAGCCCCCGCCTTGCGCGTCACCGACCCGATCTCCCCCCGCGCCAGCAACAGCCACAGCGCGCCGGGTTCCTCCCACTGGGTCAGCCGCAATTCCAGCGCGGCGCCATCCCAGCGCCCTGCCATCAGATCGGCCTCGCTGATCGCATCCGCCACCAGCGCGCCCTCTACATCGGCGTCACTCCCCTCGACGCTGATCCCGCTCCGCACGGCCGAGGGCGTCATCCCCGGCGCAGCGCGATAGCGGACATGGCCGATCTCCAGATCGCGATCATGGCTGGTCAGCCCGATCGCCACTCCATCGCGCCGCTCCAACCGCCAGCAAAAGGCCAGCGTCGAAAGCGGCTGCTCCAGCGACTCCAGCCCGCTCATTCGCGGATCTCCACCAGGGGCACCGAAGGCGCCTCCCCCGCCGCAAAGGTGACGCGGTTTATATCCAGCCGGTCCTCCGCAAAGCGCACCGGCACGTCGAACCGATAGCCCGCCGTCAGCACCGCCCCCTCGGCAGGCGCCTCGTCAAAGGCGATGACGCCCAGCCCGGCATGGCTCCAGCCGCTCGTGCTCTCGATCCCGTCGACGGCGACCCGGATGCTCCCCGCCACCGGCCGGCTGATCCGCCGCACCTGCGCCTCCTCACCCGGCCCGTAAAAGCGCTGCAACGGAAACTCCGCCTTCACCCCGTCGCCCACGCCCAGACGCTGGTCCAGGGGGCCCGGCGTCTCGCCCAGCCCACAACTGCGATCATCATAGGGATCGGCAAAGCGGAACCCTCGCGCCGCACCCCGACGCGCCCGGAAGAAAGCGATGAGCGTCGCGATATCCGCCTCCGACCGCACCCCCGGCCCCGCATCGAAGGACAGCCGCGCGTCCGCCCAGTCGCTGCTCCGCCGTTCATGTCCCGAAGGCGCCTCGACGATCTGCGTCGAAAAGGCGGGCGCCAGACTCGCTTCCCGCCCGATGCTCAGCGGAAAGGCCACATCATCAAAAGCCTGCACTTCATTGCCTCCATCCAGTCTGAAGCAGGTAAAGCCGTCGCGCGCCACCTGCGGCAGCGCCCACACAAAGGTCGCCGCCGTCCCCCGCCTCACCGCAGCGTCCGCCGCCGCCGCTATCTCCCGCCATTGCGCGGCCTCCTCAGCCCGCAGCACGAAACCCGAAAAATAATGCTGCTCGCCGACCGGATAGCCCAGCCGCGCCGTCGCCAGCTCAACCCCGCGCGCCGTGCGGCTCGGCCGCCCCTCCGTCACCCAGTCATAATCTTCCAGCTGCAGCACATCGAAAGCAGGGGAAGCCCAGCCCAAGGGCATGTTCGCCCGTTTCGCCTCCGGGGCAAGCGGA